TAGGGTCTTCTCCAAGTTCACCATACTGATACAAATCATAGAAGTGATTACGACCCATAGGTGTACCAATAAACATAGCATCACCCTTCTGGTCAGCAAGAGCAGGTCTAAGTATTTGCTCCCACACCTCTGGTTTCATATCTGCGTATTCATCCATTACCAGAAAGCGTAGAGATACACCACGCATAGTCTCTGGTCTGTCTGCACCCTTTAAACTAATGATAGCACCATTAATTAAAGTTAGTTGTAAATTGTTAATATGAGCAGACTTAATCACAGTGTGACCAAGTTCTAGTAAAGTCTGCCACATAATGTCTCTAGCTTGTCCTTGTGTAGGAGCAACGTAGAATACTTGACCTTTTTTAGTTTGCAGAGCGTATATTATTAGCATCCACGCTGCAAGTCTAGATTTACCAGTACGTCTACCTGCTGCAACTACTTTAAAACGTGCTTTATCAGCAAATACATCCTGCTGCCAAGGAAGAAGTTCTACATTTAAGTCACTCATCTACTTCTGCATCTATCACATCCTCTTCTGAGGATACAACAGCTTCTCCAACACCTGTGATGTTTATTTGTATAGAATTTCTACCTGCACCTTTTACTACATCTTGTTCAAATGATGCAGTAGGAGCAATTCTATCTACTATTAATTTCCAAGCAGCACTCTGATGTTTATGTTCATCATTAAGTGCAGCATCAAATATCTTTTCTAATACCTTTACACTCTTAGGAGATGCTAACATACGAGCTTTATACTCGTTAATTACTGCTGCATCACCTTTAGGTCTTCCGCGTAGTCCTCTGTTACCTCTTTTTTTAGCAACTACTTCACCTTTTCTAGGGCGACCTCGTCTACGTTTAACTTCTGTAACTTCTTGAGACTCTGACATTGAGTTTACCTCTATATAAATTATGTAACTTACTTAGTTGATGTATATGGAGTATTATTCTTCTCTTGCATCCCTTTCAACTCTGTAATCTATACTAATATTATAGCACACTTTTTAGTATTTGTCAATACCTTAGACTAAAAAAAGATACAAAAACCCTACTAAACCTTTTTAAGCGGGTTTCAGTAGCTTACTGTACTCCGCAGAGGCACTTTTATTTTACATTAATTATCAATAAATTAGATAGTTAACATAGTCTACTATCGGAAAACTAAATAATTAGTTATTTTTATTATTTTTATTCAATTTTTTTACTATTTTGTATCTGTGAAGCAACTACAATATTTATAACAATAACACAGCCCTCCCCCGCCCCTACGCAATATCATAATATAATAATATAGCTATATAAGAGTTTCATTGTATTAGTTTGTGCTAATATTAGAGTATTATTGTATTAGAATATGCTAATGTGTGTGTTTGTGTAGTACCTTATTCAGTAGTTTATAATATTATGAAATACTAATACACTTGCATTAATTTATAGATATGTTATAGTCTTAACAACTGGAACAAAAAGCCAGTAAACATAACAACATTATAATATACTAATATAGGGGAATTTATGAATACAATTACATTAAAAGATTTAGCAACTGTAAAAGCTTTGTTTAAGCGTCAAATACAATTAATGCCATTTGAATATATGTACAGTAATATAGATAATTTTATGATTGATATGATTGATATTAGCGATATAGATATTAATACTTTATCAAGCTTTAATGATAGCGATTTTATGCACGATATTATGGGGATGCAAAAAGCTATTAAGAATAATGATATTCATTGGATAGCTAGAGCGTCTAAATGATGTTTAAAAAATACAATCACAAAACCACTAAATTTGAGCTATATGCCCCGAAAATCTTTAAAGCTATTGGGTATATGGCTTTAATGTTTTTCTCAATGTTTATGCTATCTATCGCAATTATAGAGACATTATCGCTATAAACTATTAAGCCCCAATTAAGGGGCTTTTTAGTACCTATCTATATTAGAATATTATAATATAATAATAATTACTCTTTATGACCATAAAATCTATATTAATACTTTATATCTCTTTTATACCTCTCAAGCTCTCAAATTTGCCCATATTCAATAGATTATTATATTTAATAGGGCTATATACTAGTAAACATAAAAAAGCCCCGATAATCGAGGCTCTTTAGAGTATTAGAATATTATAATATACTTATAAGTTTAACGCCGTTGTATTAAATTTATTAATCTTTCCTTTCGTGCCGTGTACATTAATGAAAATATTCTTACCCTTGTAAGTATTGCCATTACATAAGCGACAATCACGGCAAGTAATACCATTTGTAGTATTAGGGCATAAAATTTCATTATTTTTAGGCTTTTCATTACTTGTGCCGGTACGGTAGTATCTAAAGCCTAATTTAACCGCTAGTAGCATTTCTTGTGCCGTTTCGACACTAGCCATAAAATATTGTTTATAAGCGTTATATTCTAGGTTTTGCCATTGATGAGTATATCCCGTAAAACCTTTGGTATTTTCTGCAATGAGTTTTACAATCTCTAAAGGTATTAAAACTGGCTCACCATATGCACCAAAGCGAACGGGCTTATATTTCACCATATGTTTTAATATGTCAATATCTAGAGGGCTATATAAACCCTTTTTATAGGCGTTGTACACTTGTGTTGGTGCTTGTCCGACATTAACATAACAAGTATTGTTTTTAGCGTGTTTACAATCAAAACATATTTTTGAGTTTAAACCAGTTTTTACAGCCTCAAGCGGTGATATATCCTTATTTAAGATATATATTTGATTCATATCACCAGTTTTTTTATTACTACTAGCAAATACAATAATAGATACAGTATCGCTATTTTCGTTAAGTATCATCCCTTTCATAATATCCCCCTAGTTATTAATATTGTATGGCTTTTACGCCGTTAAAATCTATTCTATCGCTTTGAGAGTTATACAACTTTTTACCTATATTGATAATTTCTTGTAGCTCTTTTGGGTTTATCCCCACATCCTCTGAAAATCTATCTAAAGTTAAATAATCATTAACATAAGTTAAATAATAAGCCATTAAATCATTAACGCTTAACTCTATTTCATTATCGAATTGTAATACTTTAATCATAATTTCCCCTATTTAATTAATACAAACTACATAATACTATATAAATTAAATTAATGCAAGTAATAATAATTATTATTAATCTATTTAATACTATAGAGTAATATTAGAGTATAAGAATATTATTGTATTAACTTAACATTATATAACTATATTATACTATAGTAATATTATAGTATTGTTATATAACTATATTGTTATATTATGACATTATTATATTAGACAGTAATAATATTAGAATATTATAATATAGTTATATTAGAGGCTGACAATATTATGACATTATTATACAATAATATTATGATGTCGTTATATTAGACATATCTTATTTTTGAGATTATTGAAAAGTAATATCAACACTAGGGTTAGACAAAAAGTACTCTAGAATCGAAAATATGAAGCTCTCAGAGGGTATCGATATTTTAAAATAAACTTGCAATTGATCTCGAGATATGGTATAATGACATTATAGAAAGTTAAAAAGATAACTTTGCTCTTTAAGAAACTAAATAGAGGATGCTGACACCTCTTTAATTGTCAGCTTTTATATAGGGGAATAACTATGTCAAATGACAAAGATTATTTAGCTTATATTTCATTCGGAGGCGGTGGCACTTATGCCAGAGGCAAAGATATGGAATATCAAATCCAAAGATGCAAGAAGATGTTCTTGATGGATTGGGGTTCAGTATATAAAATAGACGAAGATTCAATTGAAATCGATGCCTATGATATAACTGGATTTAATTGCATTGAAGTCGGTAAAAAAGTAGGATATACTGACGAAGATTGCGAAGTTGATGGAGTTTATTTTGGAGAAGATAAATTCATTAAAAGAGTAAAAGCTTCAGATGTTAAAACCATCAAAGCTAATCAACTTCATAAATAACTTAACCGAGGGGTGTCAAAGCCCCTCACCTTAACTTAGGGGAAATAACTATGAAAGTAAAAGTAGGTGATAAAGTAAAAGTAATTGGACAAGACATTGATGGTATTGTATTAGCAATACACAAAGATACTAATGAGGTTGTAATACAAGATTTAGATTCAGAATATGAAACACCTGATGATGAATTAACTTATAGACCTAGTGAATTAGAATGGAGGTCTTATGTATAATTTTATGTTTGTTGAACACGTGTTTGAGATAGTTACAGGATTAGAATATCCTGATGCTGTTGAAGAATACACTATGGAAGAAATACTTGATATAATATCAACTAAAATGAGGGGGGATGATAATGATTGAATTTAACTTTAAAGAGGAAACTCACTACTTATCTGTTGATTACATTATTGACAGATACATCGAAGAAATTAGTCAGGCTAATCCGGATTATGAATTGATTGGTTTTACTAAATGGAAAGATGATAGACAGACTTTACAGTTTCCTAGACTTGCAATTAAATTAGAATATACTTATGAGGGGAATAATTATGACTCAAAAAGACAGTAAATATATCGCTCTACTATTTTTAACCGAAAATACAAAAGACCAACAAGACAAAACGGAGGTTATCTTGTCAGGTAATACGATTGATGAGGTGATGAATTGGGTTGAATGGTGGTTTGGTGATTATGTAGAATGTTACGATTTGAATGATGATTATGATACAGTCATAGAAGCACATCACATTGACAACACAATCTGCATTGGTGATTTTCAATTTTTAATTTATAAAAGGGAGGCGGTATGAGTGAATATTATGTATTTGAAAACATCAGTAAAGATGACGAGGGTGATGGAGGACTTTTTGAAACCAATGCACCAAAAGAAGTGTTATTGGAAGCGTATAAATATGCTGATGATAAATATTATAACGAGGAAGAGATTTGGCAAGATGCACTCGAACACTACTTGAACAAAAGAGGGTTTACTATCGAGGACTTTAATCCTGCTTTTGTTTTATATGATGGCAGGGAGGATTTTTGATGAGCAAGAAGATTAGCTGGGAAGATGTAGTAGATGTAGAGATAGGCGGTATAGATATGAACGACTATCCAGATTTCTGTGATGGTTATATAGAGAGTGCTTATAACTTGACAGCAGATAGACCTTGTACAGATGAAGAATTAGAGCAACTGGAAGCAGATAGTGATAATATGTATCAAGCAAAATACAATACACTTTTTTAATCAGAGGTGCTATAATGTGGGTAGAGTTTTTTAGGGAGATAGAGGAAATGGAAAACATTTATACAGATTTTACTGATGACTTAGAGAAGATGGCAGATTTCTACAAGTTATCTAAAGAAGAGTTTTTAGCTAAATACAGCTATTTAACTGAAGAAGAGTACCACTTAACAGAAGATAGAGTTAGTGGTATTCAAGACTTAAATAAACTAATTGTTAAATCAATATGGGGGAATATCAAATGAGTGAAGAAGATAGATGTATTGAGATTATCGAAGAAAGAGATATGTTAGCTGATGAGAATAAGAAATTTGCTGAGTTTTTATCATCACTTGGGTATAACTTAGACAGTATTGGAGAAATAGCTAGAGCTGGTACTAAATTTAATGAGCATAATGAAACGGAGTAGATATGAGTGAAATGAAAAGATTCATAATGGATAGGGTCGAAAGTGGTGGATTAAAATTTAACGATTTAGACAACACTTATGAGCATACTGCACTCGACACCTTACTTGATGAAAAAGAACGCCTAGAATACGAAATATGGGCTTCTAAGAGGGACTTACGAAAGCTTGTAGCAAAG